CGCAAGGAAGGCAACGGCCCGACGTGCACAACGGCAAGCGGTCAACCGCGTTACCGGGTTGCGGACCTTGACGCATGGAAAGCGGAACAGGACGAAAAGACGCCGCCCGCGCCGGACGTGCCGAATGACGCGGAGTTGGTGTCAACGGCCGCGGCGGAATATTTGGGTGTCACAACCGGGACGCTGAGTTATTGGCGCCTTGCCGATAACGGACCCAAGGTTGCGCGGCGCGAAGGCAACGGCCGCGGTGCACGCGTTTATTACACGGTGGCGGCGTTGGAAGAATTCAAGCGAACGCACCACGCTTCCATTGTGCATTCACAACGCATGCGCGCGAATCCGAACGTGCAAGGTGCACGGCGCACAAGCGGCGGGAGCAAAAGCGCCGCCGCGAAGAAACGCACCAACGGCCACAAGCGGCGCCCGGGAACGGGGCCGATGCATCCGGCCGCCGTCAAGTCCGTGACGCCTAGCGGCTCGCGCGTGCGCCACTAGCACCGTTGCAGCGCGCGAGCCTGCGCGCCTGTCAGTCCAAACCCCCCGGCGGCTCGCCTAGCGTCGGGGGTTTTCTTTGCTCGCCTTCCTCGCCGTATGTGTGCGCGTCAACGCGGCGCCGGCCGTCGCCGTTGGGTCGCGCACCATTGACCATGGCGGACGCGTCCGGCGCCGTCACAAGCGGCGCAAGCGTAGTCAACGCTTCGTTCACGGCCGCCACCATCGGACCTTGTGCACTCGGCGGGAGCGTGCGCGCGAAGTCCTGCGCGACGCCGGCTAGATACTGCAACGCTTCATCGGCTTTCATCGTTGTGCCTCCAATAAATGTTCAATGCGCGCCACGCGACGCGCCACGTTCAACGCAACTTCCAACGCCAGGGCGGCAACGTTCAATCCTTTAATGTCGGCCTTCGTGACGTATTCCGGCGCGATCTTTTCAACGTCCTGCGCGGTTGTGCCGCGGTCGGGTTCGTTACTGTCCTTCCAACGGAACGAATAGAACGGCAACGCGTCGAAGCTCCGCGGCTCGCAATGCGTCAATTCGTTTTTCACCTTCGCATCGCTCGTCGGCGTGAATGCCGGCCCCGTGCACGCGTGCGAAAAAACAAACTGCGTGCCGGAAAAATTCAGGCGGCCGGTTAGGTTGCTTCCGAAGTCAATAACACCCGTGGTTGCGGCAGTCACCACGTTTAAGTCACCAACCACAACAACGCCGTATGTCAGCACGTGCGAACCCGTGGCCCATTTGCGGACGATTTGTAACGGGGTTGCTTGGTGCACGCCCGCGTCCGTGTAAATGCTCCAATTAAAACGGAAGTCGTCAAAAGTGTTGTAGTAACGATGCGTCCCCGCAACGGTGGACCACACAATGGTTGCGGCGCCGCCTTGGGATACTTGGAAGGTGCGCCCGTGGTGCGTAATGTCACAACGCACTTGCACGTTGTTGCCGTCAATCGTCCAACCGTGCGCACCGTCCGCGAAAATTTGAATGTTGTTGGTGTCGGGCGCCGCGGATGTGCCGATGAAACCCCAACGCACGTCGTCCCCATCATAGAACGCGGCATAACCCGGTTGTGTCCCGCTGGCCGCTTGGCGCAACGCGGAATAACCTTGCACGCCGCCAAAGTTGGTGTTGATGTTCGTTGCAGTAACCGCGTTGGCCTGTAGCGATTGCACGGTGGTTAGGTTATCGCTTCGGCGCCATTGAATGATTGGCGTTCCAAGCGCGGCGCCCGCGTCGTTGTGCGGCGTGATTTGCAGCGTTTCGGTTGCACCGCTTCCGGTCACGCCAATGGTGTAACCAACAACGGTTTGCCCCGCGTTCATCCATTGCGTGTTCGCGCCGGCCTTGAAAATAATGTGGCCTTCCATGGTCGCGCCGGCAACGTCCATGACGGCCGCCCATTGCGACGCCGTAAACACGCCGGCCGACACGTTGCCTTTCGCGCGATACAACAAACCAAGGATCGCGTTTTTTACGTATTCGTTCGTTTGGTAATCGGATTGGGTGGAGTGATACGGAACCGCAACCATTGCTTGGTTGGCCGCGCCGGTTCCAACGTAGATTTGCGCGCGGCCCAAGTCGGAACCGATTTGTCCCGCCGCCAGGACGGCCAAGTTGGGTTGCGCAACACCGAAGGCGCGTTGCGGATGAATCACCACGTTGGTTGCGTCAATGCGGAAGTTGGTTTGCGGAACGGGCGAACCGGCGCGACCATGCAAACCGCCCGCGTTGGCAATGGGGAAGTTGCCCATGTTCAACGCCGCGCCCATCGCGTTTGTTCCGTCCGTTTTCAAATAGCCTTGCAGGCTTACGGACGAACCCATGCGATACCACGCCACACCGTCAAACGCGATTGAATCCCCGTTGTAAACCGTGATTCCGGCAAGGCTTCCCGTCAAATACGTGTAGCCGCCGGTTGTGAGTCCGTCGATAACCCAAAAGTCACCAACCACGGGTGCGCCGCCGGGGCCGTGTCCGTTGTCGCCGGCCGCGGGGTATTCGTCATTAACCGTTGGTTTGAACGTGCCGGAAAAACGCAAGCCGGACGCAACGGACGGAATGAATGACGGGTCAATGGTGCCGTCCTCTCCCGTGCGCACAAGCGTATTCGGCAACGCCGTTTGCGTGGTCGATGCCCACACCGGCACGCCGCCCGAAATGCTCAACACGTTGTTAGACGCGCCCGCCGTCAGAATGTTTGTCCAACCGCCGGCCTGTCCAATCAGCAACGCACCCGCGGCGGCGGCCGGCAACTTGATTTGATATAGCGCGTCCGCTTGTGCGCGCGAAACCGCTTGGTGTCCTGTCGGCGCAACGTCCGGCAAATCAATTGGCCCGGTCATGGTGCCGCCGGTTTTCGGCAATGCATCTTCCGCCAGGTCCATTGCCGCATCCGCCATGTCGCGTGCGGTTTGGTCTAAACCTAGATCGGTCAACCATGCCGTGTTCGCGGCGTTGCGGCGTTTCACTACGCCATCGCCGCCGCCCGACATATCCAACCAAAGCATGCCGGGGAACGTGGTTGTTGGCGCCGCGGCGCCGCTGTTGGTTGTCGCGATTGCCTGCAACGCGTTGTTCAAATCCGTGCGGAAATTCAAGCCGGTTGCATTCGCGACTGAATAATCATGCTGTGCCATGGTCTTACCCTCCGGGCATCAAAGTGAAAGCGTGTCCCAATCGCGCAATGCGTCGGTTGCTTCCGGCGCAACTTCGTCCACCGTGTCAAATTGCGTTGCGGCTCCAATGTCGGCGTTGGGTTCGCGCATAGCGGCAACTTCCGCTTGCAACGTCACCCGCCACAAGTTGGGGCCGATCATCATTTGCACCGGGTCCGCGATGAACCGGACGCGATGCGCCAAGCAATCGGACAACGGCCGTTGCACACGCGCCGCGCCCGAAACAAGGTCCATGGAAAACCAACCAAATCCGTATTGGTCCAAAAACACTTGCAGGATTCCCAATTGCGCCGTGTTCATGCGGAACGAAAGGTTGAACGTCCCGGGCATGCTCCAAACCGTGCGGCGTTGGCGAATGCTTCCGCCTGCAAACGGCGTGCGCACGATTCCAAACCCAAGTTGGTATTGGTATCCGTCGCGGTCGGGGAACGGCAATGACGCCGGCCAGGACGGCAGCCCGATAAAGATTGGTTGGCTTTCCTGCGGCGCCGCGCCGGGTTGGTCAAGTTGTGCGTTCATGTGATCCACCCCGCGACGAATGTTCCCGTGAATTTTTGCGTCGTGTATTGCGTGCCGGTTACGCGAACGCGCATTGGCCCGGTTGCCTGCAAATCCGTGACATTGAATTCAAAAAACTTTTGGTCGTCGCCTGTCGCGGTCCAACGCGTCGCGTCGCCTTTTTCGTTGGCCGGGTGCGGCGCGGGGTTGGGTGCCGCCGCCAAACGCAACCGCGTATCCGTGACGCGTTGTGCAACGGTCGTGGCCGCGCCAATCTTTCCCGTGGTGTCGCTTTTGAAATAAATGGACGTGACGCCGGGCGGAAACGGTTGGTCAATTTCAACTTCCAATGTCGCGGCGTTGTACGCCAACACCACGCCGCCGCTTCCCCAATCCACATTCGGCAATGCGATGCCGAAGCGGGTTAGCGGTTGGATCAAATAGCCTTCACCCTCCAATTCAAACTGACACGTTTTCCGGTTATACGCGCGTTCCTGCCAACGCAACTTTGCCCATGACGTTGCATGCGCCGCGCTTGTGCACCCGAACACTTCCACAACCTCCGGGCGCACACCCTTGACCGGGTAGTAAATGCGCGAGTCCGCCATGGTGTCCGGGTCGGCAAAGATCACTTCCAAATGGTCCGGTTCGTCGGAACCGTCGAAGTTGTAACCAATCGAAAGTGAATCGGTCACGATGGTTCCCGGGTCGAACACAAAATCACGCGTGCGCGGCGCGTCCTGCGCAACCGACATGAACGAACCAACCGGAAGCGGAATCGCGTTGACCGGACCCAACACGGCTTGCAACGCTTCAACAACCGTCGTCGGTTGGTCGAACACGCCATTGAATCCGTTAACGGTTCCCCATTGCGGACGCAAGCGGTTCAGCGTTGCAACGTCGGTTTCAGCGCGCGGGCGGCCGGCACCATAACTTGTGTTTTCCAGAATGTCCGCGAAGGCTTCGGCCGGGTTGGACGTTCCCAACAATGCGCCGTTGGACAACGCCGGCAACCTGCGCGTGCAATCCACCTTGATTCGCCGCGACGCCGCCGCGGACAAACCGGCGGTTGCCGTGAACTTCATAACAAACAACGTGCAATTTTCATAAGCGGATTCGCCGGGCGCGTGGTAAAGCCGGGCGCGGATCGCCGCAAGTTGGGAGTTGGAAATTTCCTTGCTTGCGCGTTGGTCGCGATTGTTCACCCGCGCCACGCGCACGCGATAGCGGCCACGCGGCAACGCGAATGCCCACGTGCGCCGTTGCGCCTGCGACGTGGCGCCCGCGATGCCGGGCAAATGTTCGATCACGGGACCAATAGGGTTGGAGTCGTCGTCAATCAATTGGAATTGCACCAACCAATTTATTTGTATTGCGTTGTAGTCGCCTTTATCCGTGACCCATGCAATTCCGTTGGGCATGACAATATCCACGTATGCATGCGTTATCGTTTTGCCAGGACGCGAAAGCGCGAACCAACCACGCCACCTATACGGGTCCGCCGCGGACGGCGTGACGCCTTCGTAATATGGCGTTACGAAATAGACGGTGGACACGTTGCTTTTGATCGTCAACGCCGCGGCCGGGTCAATCGGTTTGTCATTCGCGGATTGGAAGCCGGGGCCGCTTTTGCGCCACCAAATGACCGGCGGACCTTTCGTTGTGCGGTCGGGCAAATCCTGCCCGCCGTTGTCATTGAATATGCGCAAGCCTGCGTGCGGATCATCCGGCGTTGAACGCAACACGTCCGCTTGTGATCCCGTGACTTTGTAAGCCTTATAGGGGCCGCGCACGATGCCGCCGGACGTGATCGTGCTAATGCCGGTTATGTTGGTGTTCACGGGCGCGTTCAATTCCAATTTCATAACCGCGCCTTCAA